GCAACCATCGTGGACAATAATAACCTCCTTCGGGAGTTTAGTCTGTCGAAAGACAGAAGCCACACAGTCCGAAAGAAACTCTTCTTTGTCGTAACAAGTTATCAAAACCGATACGTCAATAGTTTGTATTAGGCAGTTTTTTCTTTCCTCAATGGTCTTAAATTATCTAAATTTCTAAGGTCTTCACGGATTTCTCTCTGACTTGCCATTATTTGCATCTCATATTCTTTGACAACCCTGACCTCCTCTAAAACTGCTTTTAGAAGATTAACTGTTTCTCTAGCTCTTTCAATTTCGTTTGGCCCCATATAAATCACCTCCTCCTCTTAACTGATAAACGTGATGTTAACCAGTGTCCCGATTTTTGTGCCCAAGAAGGCGTAACCCGAGCTTCTCCTTGGTAATTCTCGATATTAGCGAAGAAGTATTCCATCGAGGTTCTAAGATGTGAACTCCAGTCATGGATCGGGAGAGCAATCGGTGTGGTTGCCTGGGAAGTTTCTTCCCTTTGTGGATACCTCGCAGATTTAATCGCTTCATAAAAATAATCGTTTCGGGTACTGGCGTTAATTTCAATACCCTTCTGCAAATATATCTTAGTCTTTTCTCTACGAGAATAAAAGTCGTTTTTGGCAGTACTCTGAACATAAACTCCTGCATGTTCCAATTCTACCCGAGTAGAAGTTCCAGTAAGAATGGAGCGTTTTTTGACATCAGGGTCCCCGAAATGAATTGCCTTGGGGTAGTTTTTGATTTGTTCGATAGCCTTCAAATCATCATCGGTATATTGGAATTTGGAATCAATCGCCATTCCGAATAAAGGAAAGTACCACTGAATCGGTTTATCAGAGTTCTCGAAGGAATCTATAACTCTATATTTGCTGTTGGCGGGATTCTGTTGCCAAAAGGTAAGTCCTGTGCCATCAAGTCCAAAATCCCAGGAACAATAAAGTTGTTGATTGACAAGGAACGGAAAATCTCCGTAAGCAGCCGACTCCACCTCTGGGTAAACTCTTCCCGTAATGGAAGTCTCCCAGTTAATCATAATTTCCCGGTTAAAATCTTCAGTAGAACGCCTCTGTCTCTGCTCCTCAAGCCATGTCTTATCTTTTCTGGGGTCTTCCGTGTAAAGAACGGTGACAATCTTAATTTTCTCGCCATCCTTGTTAAAACGAAGCCTCTTAGCTTTTGAGGGTCGGATACCTGGAGTTGTAACAACCAAACGGCAGTTTGTAGTATCAGCAGTAGCTCCCCAGACCGCACCGTCATCCTGCCAAAAAGCAAACTCATCTAAAAGAACTGCTTTTTGGCGACCACCTCTACTGAAATTAGGGTTTGAAGACTCACCAGAAATTGCATTACCATTCTCGGGGTTAATAAGTGACATATAATTAAAATGTCGGTCTGGATTAAATCCCTCTGGCAATAGATACTTTGGAAGCCGTGAAAGCATATAATCTAATTTTCCAAATAATGATTCTTCTTTGTTTCCTGTGGTTCCTCCTCGCCTATTATCTACATAGTCCTCTTTACGCGAACCTACTAGGAAATTAGAAGCGGGTTCAAACAACCAGAACCACATCAGGGTGGCCAAGGTGGTGTAGGAAACCCCCATTTCCCTGGATTTCTCAACAAACAAATCCTCCCCATTACGGATTGCGTAAACAATATCCCGAATCAACCTTTTCTGAAAAGGAAAGAGTTTGAACCTTAAATTGAAGGGTTCTTGTTTAGGGTTAAAAATGTAGACGAATGTGTCAATGAAGTAAACGGGGTCCTCGGAAGCTTTTCGTTTCATTTCAAGAAGCGTATCCTGGACACGCTTTGCTTCTTGTGGTGAAATTAAATTTGTTTCCATTTAGCAGGTAGTCTGTTATAATAATCTCATGGAATATCGAAATAGTAAAGGGGTCAAGTATTACCTGCACTCGGTAGACATAATCTTTGGGAGAAATAAAATCTTACGAAAAAACTATTATTTTGCAAAACACCAAAGAGGAAACCTCTGTGACCTTCCCAATGGATTTAGAGTTTCCGAAACTCCCACTGGGATGCCAGTACTAAAAAAACTATGGTAACAAACTATTCTTATGTTTCCAGGGGATATGACATCCCACAGACAAAAGGGAGACTTAAAACCGACTTGGATTCAGATTTATTCATTGACCCGTCTCGTAGTGCCAGACAATGCAAAATTCTTTCCCACTTGTACATAAAAGATGAATGGAGTCTTTGGACTGATGCCGATATTGAACTTCTAAAATCCCCCGAGGAAATTCTTAAAAAATACAAACACCTGGGAGACATCGTAACTTTTCATCACCGAGAAAGAGATTGTGTTTACGATGAAGCCATCGCTGTTAAACTCGGAAAGAGAGATTTGAATTTCAAAATAATAGATGAGCAAATAGCCTTTTACAAATCAGAAGGTTACCCGGAACATAATGGTCTTTTTGAAACTGGTTGTCTTCTAAGACATCACACACCAGAGGTAATTGCTTTTAATAACTATTGGTGGTCAATCAACTGCCGATATTCAAAGAGAGACCAACTAGGGGCACCCTATGTGGCATGGAAGACGGGAATCAAAGTTGGTTTCTTTGAAGGAACCGTGAGTTCTAACTCTGAGTTTTACATTCATGGTCACCAACCGAATCCTGACCTAAATCCACTACGTTCCTAATTGCCTCCGGGAAAGTATTTTTAAGCCAACTCATATCTCTCTTCACAATTTTCTCGTAAGCCAGAACATCCTTATAAGTTTGAGTAGCAATCTTTGAGAATTTAACTCGATTACCTGACTGGGTGATGAAGTGGTAAATCTGAGACTTCTTAGCAAAGACAACCCCACCGTGGTCAAGTGCTCTATCGGCCAGCCAATTATCACCACACCAATGTTTTAATTCAGGAGGAATCGGGAACATCTTTGGCACATCGGATTTCCTGAACATGAAACAGGGTCCCTTAATCATGTGAGGAACGTGGGACATAAACCATTTGTCGAGAGCATAGGGTTTGTCTCTATTTGGGTTAGTCTCGTAAGGACAGGAAATCATATAATGTTTATGGGGGGTATTAAGAGCCGAAACCATGTATTTATCCCAATCCCTTGAAAGAAGAATGTCCGCGTTAATTATACAAACATAATCTCCAGTTGCTTCCTCTGCCCCCATGTTCCATGCAGGATTTACCCAAAGATTTTTAGGAAGTCTGATAATCTTTAACTCACAACTCTTATCCCCCAAAACAATAGAGTCAAGGAAAGCCTTGGTATCAATTTTGTCCCAAGGATTTGCAGTCTTTTGAATTGGGTCAGAACCGTTGTCAATGATTATAATTTCGTAACGGTAAAAAGTTTGCTGAGAAATCGACTCCAAACAACCCTTTAAGAAGTCGGCATCATTGTAAGTCGGAATGACAATGGAAACCTTGGTCTTGTTGTAGAGAGGATTTAGTTTAGTAGGAATGACCCTCTTCCATTGAAGTTCTCCAAAGTCCCACATTTCAAACTCTCCTTTTCGCCTGTCGTACAAGTCTTTATCAAGGTCAATTTTGGTAAAGGACCTCTGATAAGTTTCATCCCACTTAGTTGGGTCGGTTCCGTCAGCAATTGTGTGGGGGTGCTCGATTAAGAACTCGGGAACAATCATTACAACATCGTCTCTGAAAGCCCTCTGGACAAATTCGATGTCACACATATAGTGGATATACCCTGGAAAGAGGAATGGAGGCTTGACATAACTTCTCCTAACAAAAGGGTGGGAGATGTGCTTCATTGTCTGGGAGATGTCCCACTCATCAACCCCACCAAAGACATGTTTGTCAGGGTTTTCCTTGGCAAGTTGAAGGAATCTTTTGTCCCACCCATCATTAAAAACAATGTCATCAGAACCCATTAAGAAAAATGGTTCGGAGGTATGGTCAAATCCAAAGTTAATTGCTGCCACATATTCTCCCTCTGCTACAAAGTAAGTTTCACCAAGTGAATTGATTTTACCGACAGAATCCAGGTCTTCAGAGTCAACCACGAAGTAAAGTTTGGAGGTGGGAAGAGAAACCTTGTGAAAGTCTTTTACAAATTTCTCAAGTTTCTGGGACCTCTTATAAGTGGGAACAAGAACCGCGATGGGTTGCATTGTTACTTATAACACACCCTCTGCACTCCTGTCAACGGTGTATAATTAAATGAAAGAAGGTGAGTAATATGCCAATACCAGGAGCCAAATACCGCTACAAAGCAGGAACCAAAGTAAGACTAGCCTTTGTTAACGGCAAAGTAGTAGAAGCTAAGAACATGAAGACGGGAGACATTCACACCCCGGCAGAGTTCAAAGCAGACGCAAAGAGAGCTACCAACTACAGGAAGAAAGCAAAGAAGTAGTGTGCAATGATTACACTTAACGGATTATTCCAGGTTGGGCCGAAGGAGTCTGCATCTGTGGAGGCCCTTGGGAAGCAGCGGGAGCACCACCTGACTGAGGACCTTTAAGAAGAACTTCAAGTCCCTGAACATTGGGCGGAAGCCCCGCCTTAGTCAAAAGAGCCATCAGCATGTTCCCCAGAACCTGAGGACCCAACTTCATGGCAATCATTCCCAATTGGTCAGAGGGACCGGGGGCAGCACCTCCACCAGGGGCACCCTGAGGACTTTGTGGTTGCTGTGGCATCATATATTTAATTATACCAGATTTCGTGAAGTATAAAGCAGTAGGCGACCACCGACCAAAACCCCATCCAAGTCCAGTTAAGAAAGTCCAAAGGAATAGTTGTAAACATTCCAATTAAAGCAGTTATCCAAAAACCACAGAACATTCCAACAGGAATCATTAAAATAGAAGTAATTATTTTCATCTTCTCCAATATCTGGCAACTAAATTAGGGGCACATATTTTGACCCAAATCAAAACACCCACTAAGATAACAACTCCTATGAGTCCACCAATAAAAGTAACTAAATCATTCATAGTTAGTATATTAGCACACTTTGTGTTGAATGTCAAATGAAATATATAATTTTTGTAAACTGCCACTGTATATAGGGTGGTAGGAGTCCCAGGGAATATATAAGTCAGGAGAGGTGTGTGGGTCTGGAGTAGTCCATCGCTTCACTGGTTCGCCACGATGGTCGGAGTCTCACCCGGTTTTTACCTGGCCCCTCGGCCCTCCCTCCCCTCCCCGGCTGTCCATAATGGAAATGACAAAAAGCATAATGGATATATGCCCTCCTGTATATTGTGTATATAGGGGGTAGTGTTAGGCATAAGGAAATGGGGGGCTGTCCTACTATGGGATAGGTCAAGTGATACAGTAACGCAATGATATTGTGCCTAAGGGGGTACTACTATGGGTAGATAGTGTGATTGATGGTAGATTTGAGGCTATGGGGAGAGGGGGGAGTTTAGACTTTCCCCCGGTATGCAAGGCTAAATACATTAAAAATACATCATTTAACTAAAATATACATAGATATTTAGACTTTTGAGGGAAGGGGTTTTTTTTGACGGCTTAGTTCCATTGCTTCTGATAAGAGCTCCGGGGTTAGTCCTGCGAAGATGTTGTTTTGAGTTAAGTTTTGAGGAGCCG